TTTGAACTATCACAACTTAGTGAAACAGGTGCAACAAAACTAGATCAAAAGTTTGCAGCAGAAGCAGCAAGAATAAATGCAAAGTCAGCAGCAGACTTTAGAAAAACAAATCTAATGTCTATTGAACAGTTTAATGTTATAACAAGAGAAAGAGAAATTGCTCAAAGAGGCTTTCAAGATCAAGTTGATACATACAATGATGGAATATCAGCAATTGCAGAACTTGAAGAATCTATAAACAATAAATATGATGCAAAAAACAAGTTAATTGATGAGCAAATAAGTGCTTTAGATAAAGTTCGTTCTATTAATGAAGATATTGCAGCGCAACAGGAAAATCAATTAACTCTGGCAGATGCCCTTACACAAGGAGACATTTCAGCAGCAGCCAAGGCTGCAGCAGAGTACTCTGCTCAACAAGCAGAGGTTGCCTCTAGAAATGCTAGCGAAGCACTTGACAAACAGAGAACAGAAATGGAAATTGCTAGACAAAAAGAAATTGAAAAACAAACAACACTTATTAACGGAAAAGCCTATACTAGAAAACAACTTGAAGAAGCAATAGCAAAAATACAAAAAGATGATATTGATAGACTTGAAAAAGAAATTGAAGCAAGAAATCGTTTAGTGTCTGCACACGAAGATGCAAATACAAAGGCCTTAACAAATGTAGAAATAAACAAAATGACTGCATCAGAGTGGGACCTTATAAAGGGTGCTGCGCTTACCTTAAATGAGGCATATGATCAACAGGTAATTGATATTGATGAAATTGCAGGTTCCGTAGGGGGAGTATCCGCAGCATGGGATAAGGTTGCAGAGTCAATCAAAACTGCATCTTTAGAAGTTGGAAAATATCCAGGATTTTTGACAGGTTCAGACAAGCCTAACACAGATAAATCAAAAGAAGAAGCAACAGCAAGACTTGAAGCAGAAGCAGTTGCAAGGGCTAAATTAAAATCAGATATTGGTGGAAACACTAGACAAGAAAGAATTGCAGCATTTAGAGCAAAGTATCCTTTTGCAATAGGCATGCCAGACTCAGTAGTTGCTACTCTGGCTGGATTCTCTAATGGTGGGCTTGTTCCTAAGTATATGGCCAAAGGTGGAGTGGCAACAAAATATATGCCGATGGGTGGCTTAGTTCCATATATGAGCAATGGTGGAATGTTTGAGCCTAGAGGCACAGATACAGTTCCTGCCATGTTAACCCCTGGGGAATTCGTAATAAGAAAGAGTGTTGCAGACCAATATGGGCCACTACTTGAGTCTTTAAATAATGGAACATACAAAACATTTGAATCGCCAACATACTCACCAATGAATGGCAATGCTGTTAAAGTTGGAGCAGGGTCATCTAAATCTTCAGCAGACAACTTCAGCAAGGTGTATAATTATAATGTAGGTATTAGCGTAAATAATACAAGTGCAAGTGCAGATGATATTGCTAAGGTGGTTATGGCTGAAATTAAGTACGTTGATTCGCAAAGACTTAGAGGACAAAGATAATGGCAACATCAGGCTATATAACGGGTAGAAAGCGCTACCAGAGACCTCAAGGGGTTTTATGGTCTAATAACCCAGGAACTCTTTCAAATAGCCTCTATGTGCCTACAGGGTATGAGGTTGGGGCAGATATAGGGGCAGAGACAAACCTTTCCCTTATAGACCAGTTCTTAATCCTGTCTGATCATAATCGTAGTGAAATAAGATTTTCTCCAAAAAGGATTGAGCAAAGACAAAGAACTATCAATGGAAGAATGCGTTCATATCATATTGCAGATAAATTAGAAATCTCATGGTCCTGGGACAACCTTCCATCAAGATCATATAGTGAAAGCCCAGAGTTTGCCGATAATGGTTTGTCAGCATTAAAAGGATCACAATCTGAGTACACATCAGATGGTGGAGCAGGTGGCGTAGATATTTTAGATTGGTATGAAACACACAAGGGGCCATTCTGGATGTTTTTAGCATATGATAAATACAGCAATTTTGATAATGCAGAAGATAAATATGATCAACTACATAAATATAATCAGGTTATTCAGGTTTATATATCTGATTTTAATTACAGTGTTGTGAAGCGTGGAGCAACAAACCATGACCTTTGGAATATTTCGGTAACACTGGAAGAGGTCTAATGTGTTTGTAAGTAGCGAGTTAAAAACACACTTAGAGTCTTCTTCAACTATACAGTTGCAGTCACTTGTTTTGGCTGAGTGGAATATGAACATGCCAGACAATATTCAAAAAATAGGAAACTATAGATATAGGCCAACTAGTACAGAGGCTAAGTTTAAAACTATATCAACTACTTTTGATTCAGCAGATGCTGCTGGTTTATACACAGGTGCAACTGATGCTGATATTGCTATTGACGGTGGGTATCAAGATTCTGGAGTTCCTCAATTTTTTACATCTAAAAAAGATAAGATGAAAATGTTTTATTCTTTAGAAGATTGTATAAAGCCATTTAGACCAAGATCAGGAATCAATAAGTTGATGTATTTTGGTGGAAACTATATACATAACTCAAATGAACTAATGTCACAAAGACCCAGATATTATATGCCATCCCGTTATGACGAGTTTAGGTATTGGACCTCTTACAGAACTGAGACTGTTGTAGAGGGAAACATTACAAAAACAATTGAACGCGGAATTGCTAAAAATAAAGTTGGCACACTAAACTACATTGATGACACAGCACCATTTGTTGTATATAAAGAAAATGTTCCAGCAAACAGAATCATCGTAAAAATGCAAACCAATGTTGGAAGTGTAAACCTAGGACCATTTATGACACCTTCTGGATCAATACAAGACCCACTGTTTAGATCAGACTATAAGACAACACCAGTTAGTTGGAAAATACAATATCTAAAGGATAGCGCCTGGATAGATGCTCAAGCCTTTAATGCTTCAAGCGTAAGAGACGACGGTACACCAATAATTGGAACAGATGGGTATGTAGAATTACAGTATGGATTAATACTTCCAAAAGAATATAAGACTAAGTTTAACTACCAAGGAATCCTTTCAGCAGTTTCACAGTTGCCAAGTGATGCTTTTGATGGATATTCTTATCTTGTTATAAGCACAACTGGTAATCGTGGGATATTTTATATTTGGGATGAAGCATCAAAAGAGTATAAAACCTTTACTCCACAATATGGGTGGAGAGTTGCAGAAGAAACTATAAATAATGAAAGTAGTTTTATAGAAGACCTTACATCCCCTTCCTATTTTGACAATGAACAAGATGGACAAAAGGTTTATAGAGAGTTCCAAAACATACGGGGAATTCGTATTGTTGTAGACACTATGAATAAGTTTGACTCTAGGTTTGACCTAATTGAAATGTCGCCTAGACTTGTTGTTGATATTTCTAATAAAGTTATAGACTTTAGAATTAATAAAAGCCTTGCTGACCTTGGTTCAACATCTTTGCCAGTAGGACAATTACTTGCTTCAACTGGAGATATTTCTATTTTTGATGATGACCAAGCGTTTAACCCTAACAATACAACTAGCATAGTTAGCAAGTACGTAAGAAAAAATATTAAATTTAACTTTTATGAAAAAGTTGTTAACGTTGGCGGATACGATTATTATATTCCTATGAAAACGCTATACTCAGAAGGCTTCCCACAAGTTGAACGTAGTTCTGGAACACTTTCTTTATCTCTTAGAGATATGTATTTTTTTCTTGAGTCTATGCCAGCACCAAGAATGCTTGTTACAGAGGCATCTCTTAGTTATGCCATTACTCTTTTGCTTGACTACATTGGATTTAGCAACTACACCTTCCTTAGAGTTGCTGGTGAAAAAGACCCAATCATCCCATACTTTTTTATTGCTCCAGATCAAAATGTTGCTGAGGTATTAAATCAATTAGCCGTATCAACACAGACTGCAATGTTTTTTGATGAATATAATAATTTTGTTGTAATGAGCAAAGATTATATGATGCCCTCACTAACGCAGAGAGAGTCTTCATTTGTTTTGTCGGGATCCAACAATCAGACAGATACGGGAGTAATTGAAAATAATACATCAGGGACACTTCCAAATATTATATCTATTTCATCCGAAGACAAAAAAATATTTAATGCTGGAAAGATTAACTATACGACAAGATATATTCAAAGATCTTATGGAAGTATACGGCAGGCAACTTTGGTAGATCAAGAAAAAACATGGATATACAAACCTGCACTTTTGTGGGAAGTTTCTGGAACAGAAACTCTCAAAACTATAAACGAGGTAGCAAGCACACAAGGTAGTTATATACTAGGAGCGATGCCAATTGCTTCGGACGTTACAAATGCTTTGCCTACGGTTGTTAATAACCTAATGACAAATAACATAATTGATCTAGGAGAAAATGTATATTGGCTAACAAGATACAACGGCTATCTATACTCTAATGGTGAAATTATTAAATACGATGCTGCAGAGTTTAGCGTTACCATTGGTCTTTGGTATGACCTTAAGGCGGATGGAACTATAGACTATACAAAACAATATTTTATAGAGCCAGGAAATTTTGCACCTGCTTCTGTTATTTCTACACTTCAAGCCCAAGTAAAGTCTAAAGCAATTACTCAAACACAGGCAGACAAAACTATTGAGCAGTGGAAAGCAAATCATAGACAGGGTTCAAGTAGCGTGTGGATTAGCAGTAACGAAGAGTATCAAAAGTATTTCTCTGTATTGCCATTTAATGGAAAAATATATCCAACTGGAAGAATCAGAATTTATTCTGTACCTTATTATGAGACAATCAATGGTGTCACACGTATGAAAAACGGTGACGTAGTTGAGCATGGTCGTGGTCAGTTTGGTACAGCAGTAGCATCACACAGTGCTGGAATAAGTTCCTACTGGTCAAATAATAATAATGTTCGTGGATGCACAATGAAGGCTAGAGACTATTTGTTTACAACTAATCCTAATCCTACCACACCCACAACAGTAGTGGGGGCTGCTGGTATTGAAAATGCACGGGCAAAACAAACAACAAGAAACAGCATTATTAGAAACTTTATGTCTGTAAGCGGAAAAACAGAGACAGAAGTAAACTCTTTTACACAAACTAGAACTGGAACTATTCAGTCTTCTGCCCTTGTTATGAATGGTCCTACATTTACGACTACAGAAACACCTATTGATTTTATGTCTTACGTATATAAGCCTTTAGATAATGCATATAAGCATTTTGGAACAAGAATGCGTATTATTGGAAAAATTGAAAATAGTCAAACAAGAGGTCAAACCCCAACAGGCAGTTCTTCATACTACCAAGTAACTGGATCACTTACAGATCAAAACGTAAGCATTGGTGGGGGAAGTGGTGGACTTGGAGTAATGCTAAATCCAGAAACCAACAATGGATATTATTTTGAAATAGTTGCGCTAACCGAAAGCAATGTAGAGTCTTATCTAAAAATAGCAGACGATGGAACAGAAGATGTTGTTATTCATAATGTCTTATTCTATAAAATTAAAAAAGATAGTACAAATTCAGATGCCATTCCAGTAAAACTTTGGGGTGGTCTGTCAACAATTACTGTGGATGATGGAAGTTTTACGGGTCAATACAGAATGGTTACACAAAAAACATCAACAGTTTTTGATCTTTCTGTTGAATATAAGGATATAGGAAAAACTAGAAGGTTTTATCTTTATATCAACAATAACCTTGTCTCAGTAGTTGACGATACAGACCCGCTCCCTATTTATAATAATATGGCTTTATTTACTCGTGGCTCATCAAGAGTTATGTTTGAAAACATTTATGCTCTTTCAGAAAACTATTCTCAAAATACTGTTGAAACTACTATAGATACAATTGCTCAAGTATTTGGAGATGAGTCTATAGATATTAATGAGTCATTTAGAAAATATGCAATGAGTGGAGTAGTTCAGGCTACCTATCTTACTGGCATCAGTGCCCAACAGCCCCCAAAATATAATATGTATTTTGATGAGTTCGGAACAATTATGAGAGAGTGTGCATATTTTGATATTAAATATGATCGTGCATACCCAGCACTTTATGCTCAATTGTCACCAACTTTTAATCGCATCAAAGGCTTTACAACTTCTGGATTTTATGCAGATTCTTATGGGGCTGAGTTTATGATTTTTAATTCTACAGATAAAGCCTTGGTCTTAGATGATACAAGTGGAAACTATTTAAGAATTCAGGGGATAACATTTACTCAAGATACAACACATGAATTAACTGTAGATGAGTACTTTAATAAAAGATCTAGCCACTCTGATCCAGAGTTACAGGGTACAACTGTTTTAACATCTCCATATGTAGAGTTAGAAAAATATAATAATATTAAGCAGAGCAGAATGATTTATGGAAACAATGAGTTTTCTATTGATGCTCCATACATTCAAACTCAAGACTCTGCAAATAGTCTTATGGGCTGGATCATTGACAAGTTAATGATACCAAAAAGATCTGTTGGTGTAAATATTTTTAGCATACCAACACTTCAACTTGGAGATATTGTAACAATCAATTATAAAGATGTTAATAATCTTGATATAATATCCTCTCCTACAACCAGGTTTGTGGTTTATAATATTGAATACTCAAGAAATTTAGATGGACCAAACATGACCGTATATCTGAGTGAGGTGTAAGAATGTCTTCAAGCGTAAAACCAACCCCGCCTGCAGTATCAGCAGCCCCAGTATCTTCATCTGTATTTTCTCAAGTAAAAAGTGCAACAAAAGATATTATTTTATTTAATGATGAGGCTGTTCCAATTCGCTTAATGGAAGATTTAATATTTGAAGATATTGGTGGTCAAGAGTTAATCAATATTGCAAGACGTGATACTGTAAATGGACAAAAAGTTAGTTATCAGCCAATTAAAAATCTTTCGTCTATAGAGCAACAATATAACCCTAATAACATTATTAGTCTTCAAGCAACAGCAGATAAATATTTTGCCAACTTTTCAATTAAACTTGATGACAAGATTCCTCAAAATGGCGGGGGGCCAGGTGGGGACTATGTATACATAGATACAACTACAGGAAACCTAATAGTAGAAGCAGTAAATCTAGAGTCAGATGAGCAAATAGAAATTCAAATAGCCAGAAGTGGTACAATATATGAGACAGATTTTAATGAGGGAGTATCTTGATAACTGAAAAAGGTAAGTCTATTCTGGGTAAATACCTACTTGGTCAGGCTCCTGCCTATGCATCACACATAGCCATTGGCTGCGGCGCTAGACCAATAGATACCACAGATGTTTTTGGTGACTACTCTAATAAAAAAAATCTTGAATTTGAAATGCTTCGTGTTCCAATATCTTCTAGAGGTTTTGTTAGCGAAGGTGGTTTGGATAAGATCGTATTTACAGCAGAACTGCCAGCAGAAGAAAGATATGAAATAACAGAGGTTGGTATTTTTTCTGCAAAGTCAAACCCATCAGCAGGTGCTTATGATAGCAAGACTGTGTTTGCTTTTACAAGTACTGAAAACTGGAATTACCATACTTCAACAGCATCAACAGCAATTACCCCTATATCAACAGCACTAGATGCCTCTGACGACAACGTTATCTCAACAGCACTAAAGGTATTTCAAACAAATGCAGATAACTCAACATTTTATAAAACATCTAGAGCAGCAAGATACGAAAGATGCAGGTTTTTAAATAATGTGATTCTGATGCGGGGAGATGATGCAACACTAACAGTTTCAGGTGGACACTTTGTTATTGGTGCAGGATCTAACCATATTCACTACACAAGACCAAGTGTAAACTTTTCTCAAAACTCACCTACAGATGAACTAAGGTTAGCATTTTCAATTATTAACAAAGATGGAGACTCTGCTCTTGCCCCAGATACAGTAAGAGTTCTTGTTGACTTTGCTTCAACCGACTCAGGAAGCGGAGAATATGCTAGGTTTGAAGCAGAAATAACAAACGGTACTGATCCAGGAGAGTATGATCTAACAGAAAATAGATATATAGTTATATCAAAACAACTTCAAGAACTTTATACAAGTGCTAATTTTACCTGGAATGCTGTTACGGTTGCAAAAATATATGTTAGTACTATTTATAATGGGGCTGTTTCAAATAATTACTATGTTGCCCTTGACTCAATGAGATTAGAAAACATAGGAACGGTCAACGCTTTATACGGTTTAACTGGATACTCTGTAATTCAAAATCCAGACTCAGAATCAATTGTTAAAGCACCAAATACAAGTAATTATATAGAATTTAGATTTTCTATTGGTGTAACATAATGAGTGAAATTATTAAAAAGGCAAAGGTATTAAAAGAATTTTTGCCTCCAGTTGATTCAGAAAGTTTGGGATATGTAGTAAGATATAGAATTATATCTGAAGATAAAAATAGAACATCTCATTGGTCCCCAACCTTTGTTACAAATTCTGTTACAGTTCAATCAGTTGCTGGTGCTGTATCTACTACAGCCTCTATTATTACAGCAGTATGGGGCGACGAACTAAATAGGCCATCATATGATGTATTTGTAAAATTTGATTCGGGATCATTTCTTTACCACGGAACAACTACCGTTCACACGTATCAATTTTTAAACACTGGAACTACATCTGTTCATGTTAAGGTACAGATAGCATCTTCAGTAAAACAAGTAAAAGCAGGGCTAGTTATCTTTGACTCAGGCTTGAAGTCTTTGGTATAATCAAACAGGAGGAATATATGGCAAAAGTACCACTACCCGAAAGAGGGCAACCAATAGATGTTACATACATCTATGAATTAACTAAGGCAGTTAATGATTTATCTGCACAGGTTTCTTCTGCAACTTATAAAACTACTACAGTAGATGCTGGAACAGCAGGACCTCAAAGCGTAAAAACATCAGAAGCAAAGTTTATTGGTGGGTTTGTGGATGTAGCAAATAATAAAACAGTTACGGCTTCTTCAGAAGTTTCATTTTCTTTTCCATATAGCGACTTCAAGTATGCTCCAGTGATTACAGCAACACCATATAACAAAGGAGGAACTCCAGCAGGACAGAACGTTACAGTAACCATAACAAGCATTACAACGACTAAGGTGGATGGAATTGTAAGATTTAATGCTGGTGGAGATCTTACTGTTGGTGTTAACCTTATTATTATTGGCGTACCAAACTAACATTAAGGATGTTAAATTGATTTCTTGCCGAAAGTGCAAAGGTAGAATGTTTGTTGATAGGCAATATTCTAGTGTTGACCACGTTGAAATTTATTGTGTTCGTTGTGGATCAAGAAAGTTTTTTCATCCACCAAGTGAAAGTAGGGAAGGCGCATGGATACTTCTAAACGAAAAATCCAGAGCGAAGCATACAATAACGAGCCTGTAATAAAAGGCAAAGTTAAAGTATGGTTTTTAAACAAGGACTTAGTAAAAGTACATCACTCTTCTAGATCAACTGGATTAGTAACCCTATACAATGTAACACAAGATAGACTAGAATCTTGTTTGCTTATTGACTTTAAGAAGTATAGAGAAAGAGCATATAGTGTAGCAGAAACTGCTGTACTTGTCAATAGGCACAGAAAGTATATTCCAAGTTTAATTAAACGAGGAGTTATTCCACCACCAGTTGGTGCTAGTTTAAATGGGGAAAGATCTTGGCAAGTTAGAGCATACTACTCTGAGTCGCACGTAAAAGAGATACGTGCTATACTTGCAAGTATACATATTGGGCAACCAAGAAAAGACAAATTAATAACGAATAACATGACTCCTACTAGCCAAGAATTGACACGGCGTATGGGAGACGGTATACTTACATATACGAAGACAGAAGATGGACGGTTCATTCCAGTATGGGGTGAGTCTATTTAAAATGAAATGGGTGGATAATGGAAAACGATTCAACTAAGGTATCAGTTACTCTGGGCTACACACTTAATCTAGGTAACTTTCAATCACTACGACTTGACCTTGGGGTTGTAGATAGCAAGCGTGACGGTGAGAATACAGATCAGGCTTTTGAGCGTGTCTATAAGTTCGTAGAAGACAAGTTGACAGACAAGATTCGTGAAGCACAAGAAGAGGCTTCTGAAGGCTAATGGCTGACCGCAAAGACCGAATGGCTTTGCTCAGTAGATTTAATAAGTTTTATCTTCAACGGTACGAGCAAAAGTCTAACATGAACCTTAACGTGGAACAGTGGGCTGCCGATGCACTCATTGAGTCCTATGGGATTAGTGAATGCTATGATGTTTTAGAATATTATTTTTCTATTGCACAAGATCCTAGTTGGAACTATTTTGCATACAACACAGAAAAAATTATAAACGGTAAAGCAGAAGTAGAGCAAGACAAAAAAGATAGAGCAGAGCGCAGGAAACTAGCAAAGGAATGGTTAAGTGAATAATACAGAGGCAAAAGTAATTACCGCAGTATTAGAAGATAAACAAATTCACGTACTGCTTCAGGCTAATGTTGAGAACTTACTAAAAACACATAATGATATCTGGAACTTTATTCGTCTATATTCAGAAAACAATCAATGCCTTCCGCCATCAGATTTAGTAAGAGAAAAGTTTCGTGACTTTGAACCAGTTGCTGGAGTTGGCTCTACCAAGCACCACCTTTCAGAACTTCAAACAGAATATCTAAGCGATAGTCTAAAAGACATTCTTCGCTCTGCTGCAGGAGATGTTCAGAGTGGCAATGGTACAGAAGCACTTGAACACCTTATTACTAAGACCTCAGAACTAAAAAAGAATACTGCTGCAATTCGTGACATTGATGCTACCGATCTTGAAGATGCTGTTGCTTACTACGAAAGAGTACAAAAGCAAAACGAACTTGGTGCGGTAGGAATTAAAACTGGTTTACCAGGATTTGATAACTATCTCCCTGCTGGAATTATGCCAGGACAACTTGGAGTATTTCTTGCTTACCCAGGAATTGGTAAGTCTTGGATGGCTCTATACTTTGCAGTACAGGCTTGGAAGCAAGGCAAGTCCCCAATGATTATCTCTCTTGAAATGAGTGAGACAGAAGTTCGCAACCGTGTATTTGCAATTATGGGTGAGGGACTTTGGTCACACCGAAAGTTATCTAATGGCGAAGTAGAGATTGATATGCTTCGTAGGTGGCATGCTAACAAGGTTGCAGGCCGCCCAGAGTTTCACATTATATCTAACGACTCTGGTGGAGAAGTAACTCCTTCTGTTATTCGTGGAAAGATTGATCAATATAAGCCAGACTTTGTTGTTGTTGACTACCTTCAACTTATGAGTCCTAATCAGCGTGCTGATAATGAAACGGTAAAGATGAAGAACCTTTCACGAGAACTTAAACTAATGTCTATTAGTGAAGAAGTACCTATTATTGCTATATCATCTGCTACCCCTGATGATGTAAAAGACTTAAGCACACCTCCAACACTTGGACAAACTGCTTGGTCAAGACAGATTTCTTATGATGCTGACTGGCTGCTTGCTCTTGGTCGTGGAACTAACAGTGATATTATTGAATGTGTATTTAGAAAGAACCGTAATGGTTTTATGGGTGACTTCTTAGTTCAGGTAGACTTTGATAAGGGCTACTATCGTTATAAGGATTTTGAAGATGGCAAGTAATCTTTACAGTGAAGAACAGATACGTCGTGTACTTAATGGCTCTGGCATTGAGATTGAAGCAGAGTTTGGCAATGATTTTATTATTTATTGTCCATACCACAATAATAGTAGAACCCCTGCTGGAGAAGTTGCAAAAGACAGTGGACTATTCTTTTGCTTTGGTTGTCAAACTACAAAAAACTTAGAAGAGTTTATTATGTTTACAACTGGAAGATCGTATTTTGAAACTGCTCGCTATATTAAAAGCAAAGAAACAGAAACTAATATTGAGACTGCAGTTAATAAAGCGATGTATGCACCACCTGATTTTGTTCAGTATGATGAGGTTCTTATTAAGCGTTTAACTAACCAGGCGCTTGAGTCTCCTAGAGCAATGCGCTACTATGCTGGAAGATCAATTACTGAAGATTCTGTAAAAAAGTTTTCATTAGGCTATTCAGAAAAACAGGATATGGTAACAATACCAGTGCACTCACCTGATGGAATGACTATTGGTTTTGTTGGAAGATCTGTTGAGGGTAAAGAGTTTAAGAACACCCCAGGACTTCCAAAGTCAAAGGTGCTGTTTAACCTACATAGGGTTAAGACTTCTAGTACTATATACGTAGTGGAATCATCTTTTGATGCTATCCGCTTAGACCAAGTAGGTTTCCCAGCAGTTGCAACTCTGGGTGCTAATGTTTCTGCATCGCAAATGAAACTATTAGAGAAGTACTTCAACAATGTTGTACTTGTTGCAGACAACGATGAGGCTGGCAATATTATGAAAGACAAGTTAATTGAAAAACTTGGATCTCTAGTTAGCGTAATCAACATAGATAAAAAATACAAAGACATTGGTGATATGGATGATGAAGCAATCAGGGGTATTGAATTCCAGTTTGACAAATCTATATCGTCTATGCTAAACTAATATAACAACACAAAGGAGAAAGATATGAGCGTAGTAAAGGGACTCAAAAATATTAATGCCCTGCTTGACAAGCCAAAGTATGACGAAAACTCACCAAAGGTAAAGTGGCTAAAACTTGCCGATGGTCAATCAGTAAAGATTCGCTTTATTGAAGAACTAGATGAAGACTCAGCAAATTACAATGAAGGTCGTGGACTTGCACTAGTTGTAAAGGAACACACAAATCCAAAGGACTACAAGCGCAAGGCTGTAGATACAATGGAATCAGAAGGTCGTGACTGGGCTGAAGAGATGCACCGCAAGGATCCAAAGGCTGGATGGCGTGGTCGTCTTCGCTTTTACTGCAATGTCCTAGTAGACGATGGAATTGAAAAGCCATATGTTGCTATTTGGTCAATGGGTGTAAGCAAGCAATCTGCTTTTAATACTATTCGTGAGTATGCTCTTGAAACAGGAAGTATATCAAACTTGGTATGGAAAGTAAAGCGCAATGGTCAGGGAACTGAAACATCGTACACACTTATTCCATCTGCACCAGATAAGGAACCATTTAACTGGGCAGAAATTGAACCATTCCCACTGGAGTCAGCACTTAAGAAGATTCCATATGCGGAACAAGAAGCATTCTATTTGGGCTTTGATGGTCCAACAACCACGTCTGCAACAAACACAGACTGGTAATAGATGAACTACGCAGGCTTACACGTACACACACACTATTCATTATTTGATGGTGTTGCTACTCCAGAAGAATATGTAGACCGAGCAGTTGAACTTGGTATGCCAGCATTGGCTATCACAGATCACGGAACCTTATCTGGGCATCGGGAACTGTACCGAATTGCAAAAGCAAAAGGTGTAAAGCCTATTCTTGGCGTAGAAGGATATTTTTGTGTTGATAGATTTGATAAGAGGCCGAAGGCAGAACGCACAGAGCCAACTGATCTAGTTTATAATCACATTATCCTTCTCGCTAAGAATCAAGTAGGTCTTGAAAATCTTAATAAGATTAATGAAATTGCATGGACAGAAGGGTATTTTAATAAACCACGCTTTGACTTTGAAGTATTAGAAAAGTATAGCGAAGGTATTATTGTACTCTCTGGCTGCCTTAGTGGAATTATTGCAAAGGCTCTTGAGTTTGGAGAGTATGCACAGGCAAAGAAACATATTGAGTGGTTTAAGCGTGTGTTTGCAGATGATTTCTATATGGAGTTAATGCCACACAATGGTGCAGAAGTAAACAAGCAACTGGCAGATCTTGCAGATGAGTTTAAAATTCAGACTGTAGTTACTCCAGACTGCCACCATGTTGATGAGTCACAAAAAGAAATTCAAGAGTTTAAGTTATTGATGAACTCTCACGCTAAGGTACAAAAAGATACTACATACGAAAAGTCAAAGAAGCAAGACGGAATGATGAAGCGTCTTGACTACCTGTATGGTGAAGACCGACAAATGTCATTTAACAAGTTTGACATTCACCTTCTTTCGTATGACGAAATGAAGTTTGCTATGGAATCCCAGGGTATTGTCAGAGAAGATATGTATGCAAATACAATAGTAATCTCAGATAAAATAGAAGACTATGACATTAAAGATGGATTAAACTTACTACCAGTACAGTATAAGAACCCAGATAAAGAACTTAGAACACTTGCTATGGAAGGTTTAAAGGTTCGTGGTTTGGATACAAATCAAGAATATCTTGAACGCCTTAATGAAGAGTTAGAGATTATTAAGAACAAGAACTTTGGTCCATACTTTCTTGTTGTTCAAAATATGATTGGCTGGGCAAAGAAAGAAGGCATCTTAGTAGGTCCTGGCCGTGGATCTGCTGCTGGCTCGTTGTTATGCTACTCACTTGGTATTACTGATATTGATCCAATTGAGCACGGTCTTTTGTTTTTCCGTTTTATTAACCCAGATCGTAATGACTTTCCAGATATTGATACAGACATTCAAGATACTCGTCGTGAAGAAGTAAAAGATTATCTAGTTCGTCAATATCGCCACGTTGCATCCATTGCAACCTTCTTAGAATTTACTGGAAAAGGAATTGTTCGGGATATTGCACGAGTTCTAAATATTCCTTTATCAGATGTAAACAAGGTACTAAAAACTGTAGACACTTGGGATGATTTCTGTAACTCTAAATCAACAAGAGAGTTCCGTGAAAAATATCCAGAGGTAGAAGTTTATGGAGAGCAACTGCGTGGAAGAATTCGTGGTACTGGTATTCATGCTGCTGGTGTCGTTACTTCAAAAGAACCAATTTTTAGACACGCCCCAATGGAAACAAGATCCTCCACTGGTAGTGATGAACGCATTCCTGTTGTTGGTGTAGATATGGAAGAAGCAGAGCGTATTGGATTAATTAAGATTGATGCTCTAGGACTCAAGACTCTTAGTGTACTTAAAGATACTATTGATATGGTTAAAGAAAACCATTATGTTGATATTGACTTGTTGTCAATTGATATGAAAGATAAAGATGTTTATGAAATGCTTTCTAGTGGTTTTACTAAGGGAGTGTTTCAGTGTGAAGCAACACCATATACAAACCTTCTTATTAAGATGGGTGTAAAGAACCTAAACGAACTTGCAGCATCAAATGCTTTGGTTCGCCCAGGTGCTGCTAACACAATCGGTAAAGATTATATTGACCGCAAACACGGTCGTCAAAATATTAATTATCTTCACCAAATTTTAAAACCATTTACGGAGGATACTTATGGTTGCATTCTTTACCAGGAACAAGTTATGCAGGCATGCGTACAACTTGGCGGTATGTCCATGTCGGAAGCAGATAAAGTTAGAAAGATCATTGGCAAGAAAAAAGATGCTAAAGAGTTTAATGAGTTCCAAGATCGTTTCATTAGTGGTGCTAGTAAGTATATCTCCCCTAATGATGCTCTGGATCTTTGGCATGATTTTGAAGCGCATGCTGGGTATTCGTTCAACAAATCGCATGCCGTTGCTTACAGTACTCTCTCGTATTGGACAGCGTGGCTCAAATACCACTACCCATTAGAGTTTATGTTTGCTCTTCTTAAAAATGAAAAGGATAAAGATGGAAGAACTGAGTATCTTATTGAGGCAAAAAGAATGGGCATTAGTATCAAGTTGCCTCACATTAATGATTCGGATAAAGATTTTAAAATTGAGGGTAAAGGTATTCGGTTTGGACTCAGTGCTATCAAGTTCATATCTGACACGATTGCAGAAAGATATATTGCAGCACGGCCTTTTAAGTCCTACAAAGACCTTGAAGAATTTACATTCACAAAAGGAAACGGAGTAAACTCTCGTGCCTTACAAGCGCTAAGGGTAATTGGTGCTGCAACATTTAATGATAATCCTAGAAACGATGATGAGATTAAAGAGAATCTTTATGAGTATCTAAATCTACCAGAGTTCAACATTACTATCCCATCTCACTATTACGCATTCATTAGCGATGTAGAAGAGTTTGAGGAGAAGGGGTCTTACATTCTTTTAGGAATGGTTAAGGCCATTAAGCGTGGCACTGGTTGGTCAAGAGTAGAGATATTAGATAAGACTGGATCTATCGGAATCTTTGATGAAGAGCAGACAACAATTGAAACTGGAAAAACATATTTGTTGTTGGCAACAGATAACAGAATTGTTTCAGCAATTCCAGCCGATGAGATTAGAACTTCTTCAGATGCTCTTGTAAAGTTTTTAAGTTATAAGCAGTTGCCATATAAAGATGAAGAGATGTATGTAGTGTCTTTTAAGCCTAGAGTTACTAAGGCAGGAAAGAAGATGGCAACACTTACACTTGCAGATACGAGTAGAGATCTGCACCCAATTACTGTATTTCCTACAGCATTTTCAAAAGCATATATGCATATTGAAGAAGGCAAGTCGTATAGGTTTAGTTTTGGAAAAACAAAAGATGGAACAATAACACTGGAGGATATAAATGCTTGACAATATGGCGATAGAACTACATAAGAATGCAATTGAAAAAGGCTTTTGGCCAGAGCCAGATGCTGTAGATGATATTTTTATTGCAAAACAATTAATGATGATTGTCTCTGAAGTTACTGAGGTGATGGAAGCAATCCGCAAAGATAAGGGTGAAGAAGAAATCACAAAAGAGTTTGCAGATATTATTATTCGCACACTAGATTTGTATGCAGGAGTGGTAGAGGCAGGGTACACAAAGTTATCTTTAGACAATGCGCTACTAGAAAAGGTAGAGTTTAATAAATCTCGTCCAGAAAAGCACGGGGTACGATTCTAATGTCAGTAACAATGGAAGAAGTACTAGCACAACTTAACCCTAAGTTGCGTAAGACTATTATGACTGGAGATTCAGTTCCTCCAACAGAGTATGCAGAAACACCTAGTTTTGGTTTAAACCGTGCCTTAGCAGGGGGACTGCCGTACGGTAGACAAGTACTCATCTGGGGTTCAAAGTCCTCTGCAAAGTCCTCTCTATGCCTTCAGATGATAGGTCTGGCACAGAAAGAAGGAAAGGTTTGTGCATGGATTGATGCAGAAATGTCTTACGATCCAAAGTGGGCAGAGCGTTTAGGTGTTGACTCATCTAAGTTGATTTATTCACAGGCTCGCACAATTAATGAAATGGTTGATGTAGGGACAAACCTTATTAATGCAGGAGTTGATATTGTTGTGGTTGACTCAATTACATCTTTGCTTCCAGCAATCTATTTTGAAAAAGATTCAGATGAACTTAAGCAACTAGAAAATACTAAGCAAATTGGTGCGGAGTCTCGTGACTTCTCAAATGCTTGGAAGATGATTAACTATGCTAATAACAAAGTTAATCCTACACTATTTGTTCTTATTTCTCAGTCAAGAAACAACATTAATGCAATGTACACAAGTCAGCAACCAACAGGTGGGCAGGCTACAAAATTTTACTCGTCAACAGTTATCAAACTGTTCTCATCAGAGTCAGATAATCAAGCCATTAAAGGTAAGATTAAGATTGGCGATAAGTTGATTGAAGAAAAGATTGGAAGAAAGATTCGTTGGGAACTGCAGTTCTCTAAAACTTCTCCAGGTTTTCAATCAGGCGAGTATGACTTTTATTTTAGAGGAGATGAAATTGGTATTGATTCTATCGGAGATCTTGTAGATACCGCAGAAGCAGCAGGTCTTGTTAATAGAACTGGTGCATGGTATCAACTTGATGATGGGACAAAGGTGCAAGGTAGAGATGGCTTCATTAATCGTGTAAGGGAAGATCTTAATTTGCAAGAGTCTTTAAAGAAGAAACTTTCAAATGGCTGATAAAGAATTTAAAGTATTTGAAGGTAAGTTTCTTTGCAAAAAATGTAATGAAGAAGTTGTTTCTTTAAGACTTTGGCTTGAGTCAGGTGATGCTACATGGATGTGTACTAAGAAGCATGTATCCAAAGTAAACCTAAAACCAAGTAAAAAGAAGAAAGCAGATTTTATAAATGAGTGAGCGTTCTGAGTCAAAACGTATAGGGGCAAAACAACACAAGAACTCTGGTAGAAATAATACTAAGGGTGATGCCTCTTGGCATAATTTTGTAGTTGACTTTAAAGAATGCTCAAAGTCTTTTACTCTTAACCAAGATGTTTGGGCTAAGGTTGTTACGGATGCTCTTAAAAAGAGTATGGATCCTGCCTTAATCATAGTACTTGGCGAGGGTACCCAGAAGGTCAGACTTGCTATAATAGAGTTAGATATGCTAGAACAGTTAATAGAAGGAGAATAAAATGACAGAAAATACAACATTAGAGATGGTAAATGGTTTGGCAGAAATTGCAGAGTTTATGGAAGATGAAGAATTAACTACAGCCTTATCAATGATTGCTAAGTTAATCATTAAGCCAGACATTCCTATGCCAGTAGCAGCAATTGAAATTGTTAGGCTTCAGGCAATTGCAGGAAAGTTAGCGTTAAAGGCTACCTGGATGGCAAATGTTGACAAGAATAATCGGGCAAAGAAAAACATTTATTACACAGCAGCAGAAGCAGTAAACAACTTGGTCTCAGCATTAAAATACATAATGCGCTAACCTGGTATACTTATATAAACAAAGGATGAATATGACTAAGAATTTACTACAATCTGTAATGCTTAAACCTGCAACAAAAAAGAATAATATTCTTGATAGCGATGCTTTAATTGAAAAAATTAAGCACGGATATATTATTAATCGTGGGCCAAAGCAAACACAAAAGAAAACTTTTGCCCCGTCTACAATTGCATACTCACACGGAGAATGCCCAAGATACTGGTATCTAGCATTTGATGGTCAAATGTTTGAAGATAATGCAGATGCTTATGGTGCAGCAAATATGACTGCTGGAACTTTGTCTCATGCAAGAATTCAAAATGCTATGATGAATTCTGGTATTGTTAAGGTTTATCGTGATGACAATAATGAAGAGACAACAGAGTTTAAGATTCGCCACGATGACCCTCCTATCTTTGGATACGGAGATGTTATGCTTGATTGGGAAGGCGAAGAGATTGTCGGAGAAATCAAGACAATGCTTAATGAAGGCTTTGAGTATCGTAAGAATTCTATGAAGCCTAAAACTGGTCATTTAATTCAGTTGCTTATTTACATGAAGATTCTTGGCAAGAAAAAGGGTGTCCTTATTTATGAAAATAAAAACAATCACGAACTCCTTGTGTTGCCAGTAGAGGTAGATGATAATTATCGTGAATGGATTGATAACGCATTTCAATGGATGCGTGAAGTTCGCAAGGCTTGGGAAAATAGAACCCTGCCTACTAAAAACTACCGATCCAATTCTAAAATCTGTAAGACATGCCCTATCCAAAAGGCCTGTGCAGATGCAGGAGAAGGAGTAGTTAAACTTAGGTCAATGGAGAAGTTAGTTGAAACTTTGTAACAAATGTGATACATACTTTAACCCTAAAGTAAGTTATCAGATATACTGCAGCAATACTTGTAGAGATGGGGCTACTAGAGAAAAAATTGCTGAAAGGTATCAAGTTACACGTAGACAAAAAAGAATAGGCAAAGATAGAAGATGTTTTGGTGGATGTGGAGTTCTTCTTTCTATATATAACGACTCTGGATTTTGTGCAAATTGTAACGTAAGCGAAAAAGAAGTGAACAAAATGATTAAAGAGTTGAAAGGTTTTATTGAGTATGAGCAAGAATAAGTGGGGAATAGAAGCCCAACCAGAAAGAATTTGTGCAATAGATGCTAGCACAAATAGTCTTGCCTATGCTACCTTTCATTCTGGATTTTTAAAAGAATGTGGAAAGATTTATTTTGAAGGAAAAGATATATATGACAAAGTTGGAGACGCTGCCGCAAAGACACGACTTTACTTTGAAAGATATATCAATGTTGATGCTATTGTTATTGAGCATACTGTATTTATGAATAGCCCAAAGACTGCTGCCGATCTTGCTTTAGTTCAGGGAGCACTTCTAGGTTCTGCTGCAATTAGTGGTATCAGGACATTTGGCAAGGTGTCTCCAATTACATGGCAAAACTATATTGGCAACAAGAAGATCTCTAAGGATGAGCAACTTTTTATTCGCTCACAAAATCCAGGGAAATCAGAGTCCTGGTATAAGTCATATGAAAGAATGCTTCGTAAAGAAAGAACTATAAAGTTTATTAATACTACCTATGATAAAAGAATTGATGATAATGATGTTGCAGATGCCTGCGGTATAGGTCATTGGGCAATTAATAATTGGGAGAAAGCAGTCCAGTTATGAGTCGGGAACCATTTAATTTTAAACAAGAAGAAGAGGACGTAATCCTTACCGTTAGAAGCATGTGTCCAGAAAAATGGCTACTCTTAGATCGTGAAACTGGGCAGGTGTATGTTGGAAATCCTGGGGGATACTGGGACAAAATGAAACCAATTGACAGGGTTGACAAATAACGCTATGGCTGGTAAACTATATACAAGTGAAGTTTGGTTACGTAAAAGGTATTTAATGGACAAAAAAAGTCCAGAAGATATTGCTAAAGAGTGTGGGGCAAGCGTAGAAACAATATATGTATACCTTGCAAAATTCGGACTAAGGAAGTCAAGAAGATGAATAAGATACAAAAGTTTGTAATTGGTTTAGGTATTGTTGGAGCCGTTGGAATAACATTTGTTGTTACAGCATTAAAGGGTTTACCAGAAGCCTTTGAGTGGGAAGAAGATAAAGAAGATGAGTGATAACTTACATATAACTGTTGATCAAGTTAACCATCCCTCACATTACACAACAGACCCTTCTGGGGTTGAGTGCATTCAGATTACTCGTCATCGTAATTTTAACATTGGCAACGCATTCAAGTATTTATGGAGAGCAGGACTTAAAGATGAGTCAAAGACTATTCAAGATTTAGAAAAAGCAATCTTTTATATTAAAGACGAGATTAATAGACTAGAAGGAAAATATGTCAACTGAAGAAGATTTAGTCAAGCATCTTGATCAAGTAAATACCGTTGTTAGTGAATATTTAAAAGGCAATGACCCAACAGTAATTTCTAAGGAATTAGATATTCCCCGTACTCGTGTTGTTACTCTTATTAATGAGTGGAAGGCAATGGCTTCTGACAACTCTGCTATTCGTGCTCGGGCTAAAGAAGCCTTGGTAGGAGCGGATACCCACTACACAAAACTTATATCTAAATCATACGAAGTTATTGATGAAGCATCAATGACAAATAATCTTAGCGCAAAGACTGCTGCAATTAAACTTGTTATGGATATTGAGTCTAAGCGTATTGATATGTTGCAAAAGGCTGGTCTTCTTGAGAACAAAGAACTTGCTGAAGAGATGGTAGAGATTGAACGCCGTCAAGAAGTTCTTGTAGGAATACTTAGAGACATTGCTTCAGAGCACCCAGAAGTTAGAGATATTATTATGCAACGCCTATCTGCAATTGCAAGAGAGGGAGAAGTGATCACAGTTGTCCACGATGTTCAATGATTTTCTTGAAGTCCTAAAAGAAAATCACTTTATTGAAAAACCTGTTGACGCAAAAACATTTGTTGAGTCTCCAGACTATCTTGGGCAGCCACAATTATCTGATATTCAGTATCAGATTGTAGAGGCTATGAGCCAGATTTACCGCAAAGAAGATCTTGAAGAACTGTATGGTTTAGTTGAGGGAGCAAAATACTTTGATAAATATACAAAGAATGAGATTATTCTGCAACTTGGCAAGGGATCTGGAAAAGACTTTGTATCAACTGTAGCCTGTGCCTACACAGTATATAAACTTTTATGTCTTAAAGATCCTGCCATATATTATGGAAAGCCTGCAGGAGATGCTATTGATATCATTAACGTTGCTATTAACGCTCAACAAGCAAAGAATGTTTTCTTTAAAGGTTTTAAATCAAAAATTGAAAGATCGCCTTGGTTTGCTGGAAAGTTTAATGCAAAAGCAGACTCAATTGATTTTGATAAGTCTGTAACAGTTTATTCTGGTCACTCAGAAAGAGAGTCTCATGAGGGTTTGAACCTTTTTATGGCAGTGCTTGATGAAATTTCTGGTTTTGCATCAGAGGTTGGAACAGGTAATGAGCAGGGAAAGACTGCAGAAAACATATATAAGGCTTTTCGTGGTACAGTAGATTCTCGTTTTCCTGATCTTGGAAAGGTTGTTTTGCTTTCATTTCCACGATATCAGGGTGACTTTATTTCACAGAAATATGAGTCAGTAATTGCTGAAAAAGAAACTGTAGAACGCAGACATACTTTTATCATGAATCCAGATCTGCCACATGAAGATCCAGGTAATAGGTTTGAAATTTCTTGGGATGAAGATACTATAATTTCTTATAAAATTCCAAGGGTATTGGCGTTTAAAAAACCTACATGGGAAGTAAATCCTACCCGTAAGATAGATGACTTTAAGATTGCATTCTATACAGACCTAGCAGATGCAATGATGCGCTTTGCTTGTATGCCTACCTATGCTTCTGACGCATTCTTTAAAGACAGAACTAAACTAGAAAAGGTTATGACACTAAGAAATCCTTTAGATCAGTTTAGAAGGTTTGACGAATCATTTAAGCCAGACCCAGATAAGGTTTATTATATACACGCTGACCTTGCACAAAAGCACGACAAGTGTGCAGTAGCAATTTCCCATGTAGATAAGTGGGTAAATATTCAGGTAATTAAAGACTATGAACAGGTAGCCCCAATGGTTATAGTGGATGCTGTTGCTTGGTGGGAGCCAAGAGCAGAAGGCCCTGTTAATCTATCTGATGTTAAGAACTGGATTATTAACCTTCGTAGAGAAGGTTTTAATATTGGAATGGTTTCCTTTGACCGCTGGCAGTCATTTGATATTCAAAATGAATTACAGGCAGTGGGTATAAGAACTGAGACTGTTTCTGTTGCAAAAAAACACTATGAAGATTTAGCAATGATGATCTATGAAGAGCGTGTAGCAATTCCTATGATTCCTATCTTGCTAGAAGAAATGTCTGAACTAAAAATTATGAAGGGCAACCGTGTTGATCACCCTAGAAAGAAATCTAAGGACCTAGCCGATGCTTTAGCAGGAGCAGTATTTGGTGCGATATCTCACACCCCCAAGACTACTAATACAATTATTGAAGTGCACACTTGGTCTTCATCTTCTGCTCAACTTGCGGAGAAAAGAAGATCTATGGTAGAATTAGAACCTAAGCAAATGACGGACGATGTTCGGGATTACTTAGATAGATTAAACCTATTATAAGAATTCTGGTTAAATAATCAGATATACAAAACAAGGAGAAAGATGAATTCATTTAAAAAAATTGCCCTAGGACTCGCTGCAGCAATGTCCTTTGGCGTACTATCGGCACTTCCGACAAATGCCGCTGTAAATGCACCAACTCTAACTATTGATTCAGCAACAGATGCTGTAGTCACTGGTGAGTCTGCAACTGCAGTAGTAACATTGTCGTTTATTTCAGAAACATCAGCAGATACTGCAACAGTAATCTCTGCTATGTTTTCACAGCCAACAGGTTCGGCAAAGTCTGCAACCTTAACACTTCTAGAAACATCAACAGCCTCAGTAGTAATTGCAGGCAACAATGTTTCAGCAAACATTAACGCAACAGTTAATACTCCAACATATGTAACAGCAAAGTTCTTGGTAACTTTGAGTACTCCTGCAGTAGCAGGTACATACGAGGCTAAGATTCTAACAACTAACCCAGTCAATGGACCAACAGTATCTTGGACAGTAACAGTTAAGGCAGCGGATCTAACTCCATCTGCTTCAACTACAACTTCAATCCTAAATGCTGGAGAGACAACTTCTGCAACAGCAGATGCTTCAGTCTATGCACCAAAGGCTACTTCTACAGATGCAGCAGCAGTTATTGTTGTTACACCTAAAAATGCAGCAGGCGGATCTGCAACAGAGTCAATCCTTGCAACCGTTTCAGGTTCTGGACTTATTGGTTATGGCACAAATGCTACAACAATGTCTGCAACAGGTCGTGCATTGGTAATTCCTACAGGAAACCACATTGGCGTATTTGCTGACGGTACAGCAGGAGTATCAACAATTACTCTTACTACCCTTACAGGTACAGTTATTGCAACCGAGAAGGTAACATTCTACGGAGACATTGCTAGAATCGTAGCAACTGCAGTTAAGTCTGTTATCCCAACAGGTGCAAATGCATCAACAGTTAAGGCAGTAGCATACGATGCTGCTGGAGTAACAGTTGGAGCAGGAACACTAAATGCTTATTCAAGCGATGTAGCAGTTGTATCTGATTCAGGAACAGCAGCGACTATTGTTAATGGTGAAGCACTATTCACACTTACTGGCCTTAAGGCTGGCGGAGTAGCAATAACAGTTAAGTCTGGAACAATCTCTTCTAATCCAGTATCTACTCGTGTAGAGGGTGCTGCAGCAACTGTAAAGTTGTCTTTTGATAAAGAAGTTTATATGCCAGGAGAAGCAGCAACCATTAAGGTTCAGGTTCTTGATGCATCAGGACTTCCACTATCTGGAAAGACACACGCTAATCTATTTGCTACAGGTGGAATTACTTCTACTTACGCATTTGGTTCAGGATCAGATGTTCTTACAGCAACATCAATCACAACTGATGCAGAAACAGTAAAGTCTTACAAGGTATTTATGCCTTTGACAGAAAATACTATAACTGTTTCAGCAACAGGTGGAACTTCACTTCCACTTGCTGGACAGGTTCTTGTATCAGCATCAACAAAGGTATCTAATGAAGCAGCAAAGGCTGCTACAAAGGCCTCTGAAGATGCAGCAAAAGCAGCAGCAGATGCATTAGCAGCAGCAACAGCAGCAACAGTGGCAGCAGAAGCAGCAACAGCAAAGGCACAAGAAGCAGTAGATGCAGTTACAGCACTTTCTGCACAAGTTGCTACACTTGTCGCTGCACTAAAGAAGCAAATCACTTACCTAACTAACTTGGT